AAAGACGTAGAGAATATTCTTGTTCTAAATCCTTTTTTATCTGGCGCTGCTAGTAGCAACACCATAACAGTTATAGAGCCGTCACATGGTAGATCAACAAATGATACTGTTAGATTTAGAGATGCAGAAGGTTTTGATGGGTTTACTGCAACTGTTTTGAATAATTCTTCTGGTTATGCTATAACAAAAGTAGATGATAACACCTATACGTTTACTGCAAGTAGCGGTACTGCAACCACTGGTGGATTGAGAGGTGGTGGTGGTAGAGTTACTGCGGGACCTGTAACATTGGGGACATAAATGAGTTTTACACTTGCGACATTGAAAACGGCTATACAAGATTACACAGACAACAGTGAAACTGTATTTGTGTCACAATTAAATAATTTTATAAAAGCAGCTGAAGAAAAAATATTAAAAAGTGTAGATTTAGATTATTTTAGAAAAAATGTAACAAGTGCTTTAACATCTTCAGATCAGTTTTTAACAGTTCCTAATGATTATTTAGCATCTTTTTCTTTGCAGATAACTACATCTGGATCTGAAAGTTTTTTGTTACAGAAAGATGTAAATTTTTTAAGAGAATATACACCAGCTTCATCAACAACTGGACTTCCTAAATATTATGCTAGATTTGATGAAAATAATTTTATATTAGCACCAACACCCGATAGCAATTATACAATAGAACTACACTATTTTTATAGACCTGCTAGTTTGACAGTTGGTGCAGATAGTGGCACAACTTGGATTAGTACAAACGCACCTTTTGCTTTACTTTACGGATCTCTTGTAGAGGCTTATACTTTTATGAAAGGTGAGCCAGATGTAATACAAAACTACAATGGTTTATATACACAGTATTTAGAAAGAATAAAAGATCTTGGAGAAGCAAGAGAAAATACAGATGGTTATAGAGTTGGTCTGCCATCGAGACCAAGAACATAGGAGTAGAATATGGCAACAGCAAACGCAGCAACCAATTATCTAGAGAGAAGATTATTACATTTTATATTTAAAAATAACTCTCTTAGTTTTTCATCACCTGGTGATAGTATTTATGTAGGACTTGCAACGGCAGTAAGTGCAGCAGAAACAGGTTCTGTGACAGAAGCAACTTTTACAAATTATGCAAGACAACAAGTAGCTGCCTCTGGTTGGACAACAATAGGTGCAGATTCAACAGACACACAGACAGCCATAAATGCAAATAATATTGAGTTCCCAGCTTCTGGTGGAACTAACAACACAATAACACATGTGTTTATTGCAGACGCATCTAGCAGTGGTAATATACTATTTGTTGGTGCATTAGATGCAAGTAAGGCAATAGCAAGTGGTGATATATTTAGAATTAATGCAGGTAACTTAACAATAGAGCTAAAATAATGGCATTAGTATTAAACGATAGAGTAAAAGAAACTACAACAACAACTGGTACTGGAACACTTACTTTAGCTGGTGCAGTTACTGGGTTTGAGACTTTTGGTGCTGGTATCGGTAATAGCAACACAACATATTATGCTATTGTTTTGCCCGGTACATCAGAATTTGAAGTTGGTTTAGGCACATTAAGTAGTGATTCTAGCACTTTAGCTAGAACACCTATAAGTAGTTCTAATAGCGATAATGCAGTTAACTTTAGTTCTGGTACAAAGACAATATTCTGTACAATACCTGCATCAAAATCAGTATTTTTAGACGCTAGTGGTAATGCAACATTAGGTGCAGATCTATCTGTTGGTGATGATCTCACAGTCAATGGTGGTGTTATAGAGCTTAGAAGCAATAGTGGTTCTGTTGGTCAAATTAAATTATATTGTGAAGTAAGCAATAATCACGCACAAACTATATCACCACAGCCACATAGTTTGGCAGCGACAAACACTTTAACGCTGCCCGGTGGCAGTACCATAGGTAATGCAGATGCAACTCTTGTTTCTGATACTGGAACACAAACATTAACAAATAAAACTATTGATGCTTCTCAGCTATCTGGAACTGTAGCAAATGCAAGATTGGATGCAGAGTTACAAGCATTAGCTGGTTTAACATCAGCAGCAGATAAAGGCATACAATTTACTGGATCTGGAACTGCATCAACATATGATTTAACATCGGCAGGTAAAGCGTTGCTTGATGACGCAGATGCCGCTGCTCAAAGAACAACATTAGGATTAGGCACAGCCGCAGTTGCAGCTACTGGTATATCAAACACAAATGTACCAGTATTTACATCAGGTGTAGCTGACAATGATTTTTTGCGTGTAGATGGCACATCAATAGAAGGCAGAAGTGCATCTGAAGTGTTAAGTGATATTGGTGGTCAAGCCTCATTAACTTTTGGTATATCAAATACTAATGCAGTTAAGATAGACAGTGCAAGTGTAGCAGATGATGAGTTTGCAAGATTTACTGCAAATGGTTTAGAGAGCAGAAGTGCATCAGAGGTACTATCTGATATAGGTGCAACGACTGCAACGGCAGCAGCAGACGAGGCTACAGCTTTAGCAATAGCGTTAGGATAATAATATGGCAAATACTTTTAAATTATCAAGTAAAGCAGGAGTAACAAGTGCAGATGTAATCTACACAGTGGCTAGTGGTACAACAATAATACTGGGTTTGATATTAGGAAATACAACAACAAGTCAAGTCACTGCTACAGTAACATTAACATCTGATACTGGAAACAGAACAAATGCTAATGATGAAAGTAATGATACAGTTGAATTGATTACTAATGCACCTATACCAGCAGGATCATCATTAGAACTTTTGGCGGGTAACAAAGTTGTTTTAGAAGCAACAGATAGCATATCAGTTACTGCAACAGGTGCAACAGACGTTGCCTTATCTTATATGGAGATTACATAATGCCTTTTGTTGGTAAGTCACCAGTTACAACTTTTGAAGCTACAACTGCCGTACAAAGATTTAATGGCGATGGATCGGATACCACATTTACATTAAGCAGATCCGTAAGTTCAGTACAAGATGTGCTTGTATCTGTAGATGGTGTTGTACAAGACACATCAGCATATACTATACCAGATGGTACAACATTGACATTTACGGCTGCACCTAGTTCTGGAACTGCAAATATCTTTGTAAACTTTTTAGCACCACAAACTGGTACAGTTACACCTGCAGCCGAGAACAAAGGTAACTTTAAGGCAGGTGGTTTGTTTAGAACTAATGCACAAAACTTAACTGCCAATACTACAATACTTGCTACAGAAAATGCACAGGTTACAGGAACACTTACAGTAAACAGTGGCGTTACTTTAACTGTCAATAGTGGTGGAAGGTTGGTGGTATCGTGAGTAGTTTAAAAGTAGACAACATAACAGGTCGTGGTAGCACAGGTTTTACTGGTTCTGTTAAAAGTGAAGGTGGCAATACTACTACAGATTTACAACAAGGGTTGTGTAAGGCTTGGACTAATTTTACAGGTGTAACAACTACTGCTGAACGAGATTCATTTAACATATCTGGTTTAACAGATATTGGTACAGCAAAAACTACTGTAGCCTATACTAATAATATGGGAAATGCTAACTACACAGGTTCTTATTTTCAAAATGGTAGTACAGAAAGATTAATTACATCTTTTAACAATCATTACACAGGTGGTTTTGGTGATAGAACAACAAGTTCTTGTGGTGTTCACTCATACGTTGGCACTTCATCAGGTGATGTTTCTGATAATGATGTGCTTATATTTGGAGACTTAGCATGAGTACAATCGTAACAGACACCATAACAGGCAAGTCCACTGCAACAACCATAACTATTGGCTCAACACCTGTAGTTAGTGCAAGTGCAAACTCTATGACTATTAGAGGTGAGGGTTCAGCACAGACAAGTATTCAGCAAGGGTTATCAAAAGCATGGATTGCTGGAGATAATAGTACTGGAAATATATCTATTACAGATAGTTTAAATTACAGTTCAGCAACAGATGTAGCAACAGGAAAAACAACAGTATCTTTTACTACTAACATGGCTACTGCAAAAGGGTATTCTTTAGCAGGGTCAAATGCTGATGCTTCAGACCAAACTGCATATCAATACCAAAGTCAACCTTTGCAAGATGGTAGTGTCGCAACAGGAAGCATAGCATTAGTACATTCTTATGTTACATCAAATGCTTCAGGCATGGGTGATTATGCATATTGGAGTTATTCAATACATGGAGACCTTTCATAATGGCAAACGGAACAATAGCATTTGATACATTACAGACAAGTGGACAGATAAGTGGAACAGCTAAGTCTGTGGATACAGATTATGTTGTTAATGGTAGTGCGAAGGCTTGGTGGACATTGAATGGCACAGGTACTATAGCACCTCGTGACAGTTTT